CGCTGTTGCAATCGCCGCTGTTGCAATCGCCGCTGTTGCAATCGCCGCTGTTGTAATTGCCGCTGTTCCGATTGCCGCTGTTGTAATTGCCGCTGTTGCAATCGCCGCTGTTGCAATTGCCGCTGTTGCAATCGCCGCTGTTCCGATTGCCGCTGTTCCGATTGCCGCTGTTGCAATTGCCGCTGTTGCAAAGTCCGGCGCAACCTTTCCCGGTATTCACCATTTCAAGCAGTTCAGCCCACGGAATTTCACGGATGATTTCCAGCTTATTAGTGGCGCACTTATCGCCTTCTTCCACAACCTCACCATAAGCAGCAACTTCCGCAACATGCTTATCCGGGTTGAAATCGTAATAATTGAAGCAGTCAGCCGCTACCTTGCAGAAGTGCATTCCCTGTCCGCACCGAACCGGGGTAACATCTTCTTCAAACTTGCCGGGGCAAGTGTACTGTTTCGTGTTCCCGTTAGGGCTGCAAGTCCAATCAGGATTGAACACCTTGAACCCTTTGATAATTTCGCTCATACTCTTAAACCGCCTTTCCTAAGTCATTCACGGGAATTTCAATCCCGGTATATTCAGTGAATTTCACGGAAGAAATGAAGTAACTCCAATTCTTCATTTTTACCGCATACCCCCACGGGAAAACCCCATCACGCAACCCCTGCATTACAAATTCCTTTGATTTACCCATCAGGCGGGCAATAAGGGGAACGGGAACATTGATTACCGAACCGTGCTGAACCGTTGCAGCGGGTTCAAACTGTTCAAAGTAATCATCCTGAACGCCCAAAGTACGAGCAATTTCCTTCTTGCGGTCTTTGGAAGGTTCGTTCTTCCCGGAAAGATACTGACTGATAGAAGATTTACCAATCCCGGTCAGGTCTGAAAGTTTGGACTGCGACAAGCCCAATTCAGACATAAGATTTTTCAATTTCTCTGAAAATGTCATTTCACTTCATCCTTTCTTTGCTGTATTACCCGGAAATCATCGGGCTTTTGTTGTACTGTTCCTGAACCCTGATACGGTACTTGCCGTTTACAGCTTCCCGGTTCACAATGCGGAATGCGGTTTTCTTGTTCCGCAAGGCTTCAAGGTATTCAGCCGCTTCTTCCTGTGTGTCGAACTCAAGAATTCGATCAATACAGGCTTCAATAATCTTCTTCATCCTGTTCACCGCCTTTCTATGTCAGGTTCAATTATTTTGAACTTTCAAAGTAAAAAAATATGCCTGAATGTCCGATTCAGTAAGTCCAAGAATCGGAAGTGCTTTCTGAATTTCGGGCTGCTTAAATGCAACCTTGTTGTTCAGCTTCAACGAAATGGTTCTTTCAGAAAGCCCCATTCTTTCAGCAAATACCGCCTGTGTACCGCACTTTTCAACGATTTTACCATTCAGCTTTGCATAATCGTATGCCATTAGTTTTCACCTTCTTTCTTTAGCACTCCAAATGATTCATAATGTCACGGATCATTGCCGTTCCAGAATCACAAGCAACATTGATTGTTCTGCTTCCACCCTCAAATACCGCTGTTACAATTTCAGCATCGGGGTTGAAATCAAGGCTTTTCAAATCGGAAGCCCCACGGGTAAGCTGTAACACCTTACAAAGCAGCTTACAAATTTTATCCTTATCTTCATCATCAGAAGCGGCAACCAGTTCAAAATCATCCAGCAGAACCGGGGAAATCGGCTTTTCATATTCGATAAATCCCCACGCTTCACGCCCGATTTTTCCAACATAGGAACGGTCATTGAAATTTTCAATGTTCAGCACCGTGTTTCCCTGCGGTTTTGGGAACGAACCCGGCATCACCGGGCGTTCCGTACTGTAATATTTATAACTCATACTGTCCTTCCTTTCTTCTCAAACTGGAAAAAGTTGTTTAGCTTTCTTCCTCAAATTCGACTTCACAATCACCGCAAACAACATGAACTTCTTTCGTTGCTCTGATAATCGTTCCGCACATCGGGCAAACATATTTGCGGGTGGATTGCTTTGTTTTGGCTGCACCGGGGATTTTCGGAAAACTCTTGCGGTGTAACTCAAATTTCTTATCCTGAAAACTTGCAACAAAGGCTTTCGCTTCATCGTTCAGGGTGGTTACTGTCCAGCCGTATTTTGCATCTTTGCCAACGGTCAAACCGTGCTGTTCGGCGGCTTCTTTGTATTTCTTATTGTGATAAGTGCCGCCCCGGCTTGTGTCCTGAACCCCAATCTGTAAATTATAAAGGTGAACCATTTCGTGAAGCAGCGTTTCCGCAACCTGTTCAAAAGGTCTTGCAAGGTGTTCAGCGCAAATATTGATTTCGTAGAACCCTTCATCCTTTTTCAGATTTTCCAAATCTTCCTTGCTCATTGCCGCAAGGTCAGCCGTCTTTTTCTGTTCCGGCTGCTTATTGCTCCACGCTTTCCAAGCGGTACACCAACCATAAGCACCCTTTGTTGTGTCGGGGCTTACCGTAATAATCGGGGTTTGAAGTTCACCGTTATAGAACTTTTCATTGAACTTTGAAAATAAATTTTCAAGTTTTTCAATTACGGGTTTCAAACTCGTTTCGCTCATTCTCACTTCATCCTTCCTACCGTTGTAGCGGTTTTGTTCAATTACTTTGAACTTGTATTCATTATAGCAAGGGCGTTTCCCTTTGTCAATAGGTTTTTTCAAAAATGTTGAACTTTTTTTCATGTTCCTCTTGAACTTTTCTTCAAGGGCGTATATAATAAGGTTACAGTCCTCAAAGGAAAGGGGTGAATAATAAAATGAAGGAACTGACTACCGCTGACAGATTAAAACAAATCATGTCGGAGCGTGGTTTGAAACAGGTTGACATATTAGAAGCCTGCAAGCCTTACTGTGAAAGATATGGGGTTCAGTTAAAGAAAAACGATTTAAGCCAATATGTTTCAGGTAAGGTAGAACCAAAACAGGACAAACTTTCTATTTTAGGGATGGCTCTCAATGTAAATGAAGTTTGGCTTATGGGCTACAATGTTCCAGCGGGAAGAAAAGAACTGGAAAAATTAGAACAGCAACTTCAAAGTGAAGTTGCTGCCTGTGAACTATTTGAAAAGTGCTATGGAAAAGAAGCCTTTGAAGCTGTAAAACTGTTTGTCCAACTTGATACTTTGGATCAGGGAAAAGTGATTGGAAAAATGGAACTCATGCTTGAAGATAAAAAGTATTCTGCAAAAGAAGGATCATCAAGCGAACAGGCAATGTAATTTTTGTTGACTTCCAATCTTCAAGGTAAATTCAAAATACATTCAACTTTTCATTCAACTTGATTTTCATTGCAATCACTGTGTTCTTCAACTTATTCAAGTTGTTTCTTCTGTTCTTATATAAGAAGGTTTTATTCATCGTAAATTTATAGTGTTTCTGAAAATATGAAAGTATATAAAACATCATGTTGAAGTTGAATACCTTGAAGAATTGAAAAGTTTATTTCAAGAAAGGGTGATTTTATGGGTGCAAAAAATCGTGTTATAAATGGTGAATATGCTGGAAGTTTAGTTGTTGGTGGCGGTTCTTCAAACGCTGGAATTTCTTTAGGCTTTTTGAAGCAGTTGCGTTTGAATAGCACCACCGTTGAAAGCTATGAAGTATTAGGTGGAACTGCCGGGGCTATGTCCAAGAATGGTTATCAAGTAAAAATCCTGTTCAAAGACGGAAAGAAAAGCCTTTTGGAAGTAGATGATAAGCTGTATAAAGCTATCGTTCAGGCTTGCTTCTAAAAACAAAAAATCCCCCGTCAGTGCTGCAACACCAACGGGGGAAGTGACCGAAAATCAGGATGAAGTGATTTTTCAGGCGGTCTATACTATTATACCGCCTGAATGTGCAATTTTCAAGAATAGGCGGTGAATGTTATTGAAAAATCCGAATGGGTACGGAACAGTAACGAAGCTGTCAGGGAATAGAAGAAAACCGTGGGTTGTCAAAGAAGGTAAGTCCGGGAAGCAAAAGCCCATAGGCTACACCGCAACACGGGAAGAAGGTTTGATTATGCTTGCAAAGTACAATAATGATCCGTGGGATATTGAAACGGACAAAATCACCTTACAAGAACTCTATGATTTATGGCTTGAAAAGCGGGCTGTGAAATTGGGTTCATCAAATCAAAGTTCCCTGAAATCTGCATACAAGCATTGTTCCAAATTGGGAAAGGTTCGGTATAACCAAATCAAATCATACCAAATGCAAGATTGCATTGACGAATGCGGAAAGGGCTATTCCACCCAAGGGGCAATAAAAAACCTTTGGGGGCATCTTGACCGTTTCGCAATGGAACTTGATATAATTTCAAAACAGTGTTCAAGCCTGTTGACTTCTGATCCAATCCCGGAAACAACAAAAGAAATCTTCACGGATGAAGAAGTTTCCCGCCTTTGGGAAAATCAAAATTTGGAATGGGTTGATTCAATTCTGTTCTTCCTTTACACCGGGTTTAGAATTTCGGAAATGATAGCCCTGAAAACTTCCAATGTTGACTTGAAAGAATTGACAATGACCGGGGGAGCGAAAACGGCGGCGGGTAAAAATCGTATCGTTCCAATTCATTCAAAAATTCAAAGCATAGTTAAAAAACGCTTTGAACAGTCCAAAAGCGGCTATCTGTTTGAGTACAACGGAAAGAAACTAAATCAAAGCCAGTACCGGGAATTTTGGGCTGACATTATGGACAAGCTGCAAATGGAACATACCCCGCACGAATGCCGCCACACCTTCCGTTCACGGTTGGATTCAGCGGGTGCAAACAAGGTGTGTATTGATAGGCTCATGGGTCACAAATCGAAGGGAACGGGTGAAAGGGTCTACACTCACAAAAATATAGAAGAACTGCGATTGAACATTGAACTAATAACAAATTAGTAACAAGAAAAGCGGCAACCCCTGAAAAATCAAGGGTTGTCGCCGTTTTTGTGTTTATTATACCATACTGTCTAACAAATGGGGTGCAGTTCATTTCCTTTATGGATATTTTTGTGGTACATCCGCTTTCTTCGGAAGGAAAGCCTATTCGCATCGTTAAGTTTCAAATTCCAGCTGCGGTGACAGCAATCCCTACAGGATGGAAAAATCGTTTTTATGGCCGTGTGGGGGAATCTCTTGTTGATTTATCGCAGGAAAAAATCGATAGAATTCGAGGTGAACGCAGAACTGATTGGACTAGAGAAATTATTGACGGGGTTTCTTTATCGCATCTGGACACAAAGGCTGTTTCGATTGCCAGAACCAATTACAGAGAACGCCTTTCCAATGCAGCTAATTCTAACGCAGTAGAAGAACTTGACAAAATGGATGATTACCAATTTTTGTCTAAAATTAAACTTATTCGGAATGGAAAAATAACGAAGGCTGCATTCGTTCTACTTGGAAATAGCGATTATTCGGATTTCTTTGAGGTTCCTCCGCAGATTATGTGGAGACTTTATGATCATAAAGGGAATACAATAGACCATGAAATTTTTGATATTCCGTTTTTGTGCGCTATAGATTCGGTTTACAAAAAGATTCGCAACTTGACGTATCGCTATATGCCTAATCAGCTAAGTTTATTTCCGACTGAAACGCAACAATATGATTCTTGGCTGCTGCGAGAGTTGCTTAACAACTGTATTGCGCATCAGGATTATACTGCGGATCGAAGGATATATGTAGATGAATTTGAAGATCGTATTGTAATATCAAACGCAGGACAATTTCTACCAGGAAATATTAAGACTGTATTAGAGCCGGCATATGCACCGCCATATTATCGAAATCCGCTTCTTGCACAAGCGATGGTCAATTTTAAGATGATTGATACTGCCTCGATGGGAATTCGCCGTGTTTATTCTATCCAAAAAGAAAAGCTGATCCCTATGCCAGACTATGACTTGTCAAGATACGATCAGGTTCGTGTTACGGTTTACGGAAAGGTTTTGAACGACAACTACACAAAAATTCTTTTTGAAAATCCCAATATGGATTTAGATACAGTGTATTTACTTGATAGAGTTCAGAAGGGAGAAAATATTAGCAGAATGGAAGCCGCTGCATTGAGAAAGCTTGGATTGATAGAGGGGAAAATTCCAAAGCTGTTTGTTTCTGCAACGGTGGCAGAAGCCCTGGACCAAAAAGCTCAATATATAAAAAATAAGGGATTTGATGATCAATATTATAAGCAATTGATTGTTGACTATTTGAACAAATGGGGCAAAGGGCAAAAAAGTGACTTTGATAAATTGCTGTTCGATAAATTGCCTGATTCCCTAACAGCCGTACAAAAAAACACTAAGATTCGAAATTTACTGGCATCACTTAGGATGGGCGGCATTATTGAAACCGATTCTGAAAACCATCAGCGTTCCAATTGGGTGTTGACGAAAAAATGAGATTTTTCATCATCTAATCAAGCTCTAATCAAGCGCGAACGCTGAAAAGTACAGTAGTACGTCGATTTTATTAAGCTGTTATATGGTGTAATTAAAGGTCTATGAACTGCCTGTTAAAATAGAACCGCATGAATGATACAAAAAGGAGTTCCACAGTACAGCCTATTGTAATCGTTTTCCGAACGCTCTGTAATTTTGGCACCCGCGCAGGCTGCGATCAAGAACCCCCGCAAGTAATTGCGTGAGGGCTTGAAAAAGCACAAATAAAGTATATGACCGCCCCCGGTTCTGTGATAGGGAACCGGGGGGGGGTTTTTG